TTGGTACGGCGTACCAACGGGATGGGCGTGTACCAAGTGGGAACGATCAGGGCGCGCAAGCGGGCCAATGGCGAGATGGCTTATACCGCGCAAATCCGCATCCAGCGAGAGGGGCAAACGGTCCACTCGGAAGCACAAACGTTTGATCGCAGGCCAGCGGCGGCAGCTTGGCTTCGGAAGCGGGAGAAGGAACTGGAAGCGCCGGGCGCGCTGGAGCAAGCGCGCGGCAGCGACGTGACGCTGGCGAAGATCATCGCGCAATACATCGAAGAAAGCACCCGTGCACTCGGCAAGACGAAGACGCAGGTGCTGCGAACCATCACACGGTCGGACCTCGCCGCCATGCCCTGCGATCGCATCGAGGCGCGCCACATCGTGGAATACCTGCAAAGCATCGAGGCACAACCCCAGACCGTCGGCAGCTACGCCAGCCACCTCGCGACGATCTTTGCTATCGCCCGGCCCGCTTGGGGCTATCCGCTGGACGACGGCGCGATGAAGGACGCCTTCACCGTCTGCAAACGGCTCGGCGTCATCAGCAGGAGCAAGCAGCGCGATCGGCGGCCGACGCTGGACGAACTGGACAAGCTGCTAGACCATTTCACCGATCGGAAAAAACGGGTGCCGCAGTACATGCCGATGGCGCAGGTGGTGCTGTTCGCGCTGTTCTCGACGCGCCGGCAAGAAGAGATCATCCGCATCCGATGGGACGATCTTGACGTGAAGCACTCCCGCATCCTGGTCCGCGATATGAAGCATCCGGGCGAAAAACTCGGGAACGACTCGTGGGTAGACCTTCCAGCTCCAGCCTTGCATGTCATCCAATCCATGCCGAGGAAGCGCGAAGAAATCTTCCCCTACTCGACGGACGCGACCAGTGCGAACTTCACGCGCGCCGGGAAGATTCTGGGGATCGAGGATTTGCACTTCCACGATCTCAGACATGAGGGGATTTCGCGCCTGTTCGAGATGGGCCTCAATATCCCGCACGTTGCAGCGGTCTCGGGGCATCGTTCATGGATCAGCCTCAAGCGCTACACGCATCTTCGCAACGTTGGCGATCGATACGAAGGCTGGAAATGGATGCCGAAGCCACCCCCGGAACCGTCATAGCAGCCTGCGTCAATCCTCCCGCCAGACCGGCCGCCGAATGATCTTGATCGCGGTCAACGTCCGCACTCTGAGGCTCTGTCGCTCGGATGCTGGAGGATCGACCGCGTAGACCTCCGTTGCATCCTTGAACCCGCAGCCCTCACACTTGAGGCGGCCCATCATGCTATCGACCTCGATATTGCCGAGGAGCATCATCATGTCCGCCGAATGGTAGTGGCGTGTCCGCCGGCACATGTTGCAGCGGACACGGATCAGCATTCCCAGATCGTGGGTCTGCTTGAGGGTCAGTCCGATGTTGTCCCGGCGCGGCATAAGAACGGATAGAGAACGGGCCGGTTGATTTGGCAAGTGCGACCGTCAGTCGGCTTCCAAGGATTTGCGCACGGCCGAGGCAATTTCGTCGGGCGACTGCCCCTTGGACGCGGCCACCCAAGCCGCATGGGCGGCGCGATCCGCAAGCGGGCGACGCGCACCCCGAAGGGCAACCACCCTCGCCACCAGTCGCTCGACATGCTCGCGAGCAGCATCCAGCTCGTTACGCCGATCCGTGCGCCCAATCGCCCGTATCCAGTCCGCATAGCGTCGAAGAATGGTGATGGTGCGTTCCATCCCGGTAATATGCTCGCCAAGCCTTAAACGCGCCTGATGACCAGACCCCCGAAACGCAAAAAGCCCCGCTCCCGGCTGGCTGGCCGAGAGCGGGGCTTTCCTATGGGCGCAGAGCGAGGCGCGCGACTTGTTCGCTCAGGCTTTCGAGCAATCGCGCGGTCCCCTGCTCTTCGCTTTTGGCAAGGGATTTGGCGGCCTCGGCAATCACCTCGGCCGCGTCAGCAATCCGCTCCAGCTCGGCCGCGATCTTGGTTGCGTCGAGCCCACCGCCGATCGCCGCGCCGATCACGCGCAACGCCGGGTCGGGCGGTGTCGCCGGCAACCTACCGACCAAAGCGCGCAGACGCGGTGTCAGCGCGCCGAACAAGCCAGCGAAGACCGCGAAGGCGATCCAGAACGCTACAGGCACCCAGGATGGAGCGTCAGCGGGTATCGTGGGCATGTTGGCGGGCCATCCTGCGATCATGAGCATCAAGAAAGGCGGTCCAGACGTTGGACAGCTCGAACAGAGCCATGAGCGTCAGGAGGTAGGCGATAACCGACCCTTCGACCGGCGCGGAATGGAAGCCGATCGCCATCATCATAGCGATCGAGAAGGACCAGACCCCGAGCGCCGCCCTGATCTCGGCACAGCGCCGCAGCACCACGCCGTTGATGACCAGGACCACGATGCGAACGAACCCGGTTCCCATCAGGAGATAAGCCCAAGTCTCTTCGCTCGCCCATCGGGCCATGATGTCATAGGAGGGCGAGCGCGCGAACGTGTCGGCGGGCTGGTAGAGCGCCCAGCCGATCCAGAGAAGCGCGAGGGCCATGAACCATTCGAAGCGACGAACGCTGAAATGGCGGGCGAGCTGGACGACGATCACCATGGATCAGCTCCCGATTGGCCGCCTCGCGCGCCACCGTCCGTAGAGCGTCAGACCGAAGCCGATCGCTTGGCCCGCCGTCGTGAGCGCCGAAACGATGTCGGCCGTTTGCTCGGCCGTGACGGGCAGCTCGCCGATCAGCGGTTTGGCGATCGTGCAGACGCCGGCCACGATCACGCCCCAGGTGACGCGGCTCTGATACCAGGGCTCATTGTTGGTCGCATGGACGACGATCGGCGCGACGGCTTCCACGACGCCGGCAGCGACGCGGGAGACATCCTTGCTTTCGAGAGAGATGCCGGGGTTCTTGGCCGCGTCCATGAGGATAGCGGCGATCGGCGAGGCAACCAGGTCTTCGGCAGCGAAGCGCCGGCTGGTGACAGTGGACAGAGGCATGACGTGTCCTTTCAGGCGTCGAGGGTGAGGTATTGGGAGGCGACCCAGCCGAGATAGCCAGCGGGCGTCCGCACTTGGCTCCAGCCGCAATCGTGATCGAGCACGGCCACCCGCGTCCCGCGCGGCAGCGATCCGATGATGTCGCCGCCCATGGCGCTGCGCAGATTGAGGCGCGGCGCGGTCACAGTGGCCGCCAACTCCATATCCTTGGCCGCTGGCGCGTCCGGCTTGCCCGCAGGCTCGGATACCGCCGGCACCGTGCACTTGCCGTCCAGCACGGCTTGCACCTCGCGCCGGAGCCGATCCCCCACGACGCGAGCGCCGAACACGGACGGATCGAAGACCAACCGCGCGATGTCCCATTTGCCGCGCTGCTTGATCCCGAGATTGCCTTGAACCTCGGCATGGGTCAGCACGGTTTCGGACGTGACCGGGATGGAGTAGGTCCGGCACAGCTCCGCGATGATCTCGACACCGGCTCGCCATTGCTCGGCCGTGGTCGGCTGTTTGCCGGGATTGAACGGGCTTTCCGTCGCCCCCGCCATGGAGCACAGCGAGAGGCCGATCGAGCCCGAGTTGCAGCCGAGCGTATGAGCGGCATAGTTGCCCCGGATCGGCGCCTGGTTGGCCGAGATCGGCAGATCGCCGCGCACGAGGTTGCCGTCACCCTCGACGATCAGGTGATAGTGCTGGCGGTCGAGGGTAGACGCCACATGCGCCCCGCCCGTCCAATGCAGGATGACGCGCGCCATCGTCGCGGCCGGAAGCCACGATTTGGGAATGCTCATAGGATCTCCGAAAACAAAAAAGCCCGGCGCTATGGCCGGGCAAAGTCAGAAGGGATAGGCGGGCAGATCAGGCCGCGAAGCCGAGAAGCGCAGGCAGTCGGGGCGCGAGATCGTTGGCCGCTGCGACGATGTTGGCGACGAACTGGTGAGTGCCGTCGTTCGTGCTGTTGGGCGCGAACTTGCCATCGGCCGTATGACCCGAGGCAGCATACATATCCCAACCCGCATCGCACTCGCCGGCCCCACCATAAGGCAACGTGGCATAGGCCCCGCGCCGCATGATGAGATCGGCCAGCTTGAACTGATCGCCGTTGGCGCTGGTGGCGTAATCGGACACCCACACCGCGTCGTCGTTCTTGCCGGTTTGGTTGGCCGTGGTCGCATAACCATCGGTCGAGGTCGTCGCCGGCAGGAGCGTGGTGCGAACGATCCGCTTAGGGCCACGCAGGGTCGCCCGCAGATCGCTGTTGTGCCACGACGTGAGGATACGCAGGCCGTTGCCGCTTGCGTCGTTCAACGAGCCCGGCGCAGCACCGACATTTTCAAACGTGATGCCCGAGCGCCGATCGTTGCCGGCGTGATTGGTGATCACGCCATCGCAATACTGACGGAAGACCCGACGCAAAGCGCTCGGCCCCGCGTCATAACCCGCGAACTGATTTCCGATGTTGCTCCCCGAAAGCGACACGTCGATGAAGGAATAGCCCTTCATGTTGAGCGCGCGCTTGACCGGCCCGAGACAGTCGTCATCGTCGCCCGTATCGACACCGTTGGTTCGCGAGCTGAGAGCCGCTTCGCAGATATTGCTGTCGCCATCCACCAGGACGCATTTGACACCCTCCGGCCCGGTCCCGAGAACGGCGCACGGACCCGAGGCCGCAGCGGTGAGAGCCGCCGTCCCCGCGCCCGACCAGTTTTTCGCGAAGATCAGATCGTTGGCTGTATCGGTCGGGAGGCCCAGGCCGTATTCGCCGAAGTCCGTCCCGCGCCCGTAAAGACCCGTAGGGCGGATGATGTCCCCGGTCCCGAAGGCGCGATATTCCTCTTGGATGTAATAGCGCCCGGCCGCGAGGCGGAAGCCCGCAACGCGATCGGTGCGATAGGCGAAACCGTTTGGGACCGTGAGAGTGAAGCCGTCCGCAGAGACCGCGCCACCCGCCCGCATGAACGGATAGTCCATCACCATTCCGAACCAGGTCATTTTGGTCAGGACCGCCGCCGACTGGTCTTGCGCCACGCCGGCAATGCCCGTGACCAACGCCGCGCGCCGTTCGATGCGATAGAACGGATTGCGGCAGACCACCGTGCCGCCCGGCGCAGCGGTGCCGTTGGCAACCGTCAGCGTGGCCGTCGTGTCGCTCGCAATGGTGATCGCACCGCTGGCATAGTCCGCGCCATTGTTGCGCACCGTGACGACATCGCCCGTCCGATAGCCGCGCGTCGTTTCCATGGTCAGCGTCATCGTGGTGCCCGACACAGCAACCGAATTCACAACGCGATCCGAGTTCAGGAAACCGCGCTGGAGGTTGAACCCGACGCCGCCCGAGCTGATCATCTGGCCGTGGAAATACTCGAAGAACGGTTCGTCCACATAGCTGTTGGCCTTGTGCCGGACGCGAGCGACATACTTCTGCGCGGACGCGATCGCTGCCCCTTGGCTGATAGGAAGCTTGGTCCGTACCGATCCCGAGATGATGTTGCGTTGCGCCGAGGCATCGCCCGCCAGCTTTTGGTAGATCGTCCGCAACGGGACAGCCGCACCCATATGCGCGGACATCGCCGCGTGCGTCCCGTCCGTGCCGATCGTCGCTTTGACGGCCGAGCCAGTGACGTGAGCCTTACCCGGCGTTCCCAGCGCACCATCCGCTGCACCGTTCCACGGGTTCGTAGTGGTCGGCACGAACGACACCGTATAGGGCGCAGCCGATCCAGAAACGGACGCCACGCGCGGGCCGCCCTGCCCGCCGATGTCCACATTGCTCGAATTGCCCGGCTCGAACACGAGGTTGTCGCCATAGACAGGCGGCGCACTGGTCTGGATGCTTGTCGCACCGCTCGCCACGTCGGCCGTCAACGTCCCCAAGAAAGCGGGAACACGCCACAGGCTCGGATTGGACGCGTCGGCACAGAAGCTTGCGAAATCGAAGATGATGTCAGGGCCGCCATTGACGCCGCGCTCGGCCGCCAAGGCCGCGTTGAATTGATCGCGACGGCCACCCGCCTCGAACCCGGCGACGGGAACCTGATTGGCGAGATCGGTGCATTTATAGGCATTGTCCGCCACGCGCGGTTGGATATTGCTCTGAATAATCGTCCGCACCCCGCCCTTGCGCGCCGAAGCCCAGATGGCCCGGTTGTCCGCCATGATGAGCGAAAGATCGCGAGAGCCGATCAGCTCGTTGGTCCCCAGACCGATATGCACGTCCGTGAAGCGGCCCGCCTCCAGAAGCGACATAAACTTGGGCGAATTGGCGGTCTGTTCGGCCGTCCTGCCGCCCACCGCCATCGCGACAAACGGGACGCCCTCGGCATAGGCCGCCCGCTTGAAATACGAACCGCCTGCGCGGCCAAGGCCACCCGTATCGTTTTGCTGCCGCAGGAGGCTGTCGCCGATGAGCCCGAGCGAGGCAAAGACACCGGAGACCGGCCCAAGCATCATCGAGGGAAAGAAGATGTTGAGCGCGTCCGGCGTGTTGGTCACGGTCATCGGGCCGGTCGCGTCAACGTCATCGCCCAAGTCGCTCGGCGCGCCCCGCCAGGACTGGTTGAAATCCGTCGAATAGTCGCAATAGGGCGCGCTCTGACCCGAAACCAGATCGAACAGGTGGCGATATTCAACGAAGCTGCGCGGCGCAAACCACGACACGCCGAAGGCGGTCGGCAGGATCGGATCGCACATGAACTCGGCCACCCCGGCGGGGATCACGAAGGTGCGCGAACCATTGTAGGTCACGGGCACCGACACGCCGTTATAGACCACCGCCGCCTTGCTGATCGTGATGTCCTGCGCGGCGGCCACCTCACGCTGCGCAAAGGTGCCGTTGGTCCACCACGGGCAAAAGGTCGGCTGGAACGACGGGGGAGCCATCAGGCCGAACTGATAGGCGCGCCGCCCCTTGAAGCGCGTCTTGCTCCCGGCGGTCGGCAGCGCATTGTTGCAGATCAGACCGCCCATGACGGTGTTGACCAGACGCGGCTTACCGCCGCCGGGCAGGAGAACGCCAGCACCGATCGCGCCGGCCAGCGAACGACGATTGGCGCTCTGACGCGCCCGAGAAACGGCCATGGCTGGCCTCCTATGATTTTGGGTGAGTGAGATGCGCATCAGCCGCGCGGGCTGGACTTCGCAAGTCTTGCGAACGATGGTCGCCGAGACGACCCGTCAGTGGTCGTTATCTGGCCGCGCCACCATTCCCCGACTCACGGGCGGCGCGGTCAGATCAGCGCGAGGGCGCCAGCAGCTCGGCCGCCCGATCCGCGCCGAACAGCTCCGTGGCCGCGCCCATCAGGAGCGGCCATAACTCATCGTCCGACTGGTAGGTCTGCGCGGCGCGGAACAGTTCGATGATGCGGCGCGACTGGCGCTGCATCGCCTCATAGATCGCGTCACCCTCGGGATCGGTCGCACGACGCCAGAGGTCGGCGGGGTAGACGATCGTCGGTAGTGGAGCCGGCGGCCCCTCGGCCTTCCAGGCGGCGATTTCCTCGGCCGTCATGGCGACCTTTTCACCCTCGCGGATGATGTAGAGTTCGTCGGCCATGTCAGCGCACTCCGTAGATCTTGATGCGCCCGGACTGCGCGAGCTGGACAGTTGAGAAGATGCCGAGAAGCTTTTTGACCCCAATCGCGTTGAGAACGCCCGCGCGAGACGTTCCCGTGTCTACACCCCCCGCTGTCTTTCCGACCTGCTGCGAGAAGAACGAGGCCCGGCCTCCGTCCGACCCATCGTGATAGCGGATCACAACATGATTGTCGTTGACGCCATCGAGCGCGATGATGCCGTGCTTGTTGTCGATCACAGAGGCGTTGAGAGGACCGTTCACCGTATCCCGACCGTAGACCTGCATCGCGTATTCCTGCGATCCGGTATAGTAGCCCGCTCCATCTCCATACCGCAGGAAGAGGAGACCGGAGCCGGATTTCGCAGCCAACCCGATGATGCTGATTTCGAAGGACGCGAAGTCGTTGGGCAGCGTCAGTTCAACGCCGGTCGAGTTGAGCAGCAGTTCGGGACCGTAGTTCGCGAGAAGCACTTTCATCGTGCGCGCGTCGGCCTCGGCCTTGGTGTAGCGATTGGCGAACAATGCCGCGACCGCAGCAGGATCGAGAAGCATCTTTCCGGGCGCGCCGAGGAAGATGTCCTTCGTCCCGGCGGCGAAGTTGACCTTGGCGTCGCCATTGGAGCTGTCGAGGACCGTTGTGCGCTCCAGCGTGTCGGCCGCCACATAGGTGCCGACGCCGGTTTCCCATGACCCGCCAGGCCCGGTGATCGTGTACCAGGTCGTGTCGCCGACAGCCATCACGCCGCCGAACCGTTTGAAGCCGAGTTGCGCGCCGGCCAGCGTCATGTTGCCGAGCCCGGAAGACGTGGATGTCTCCCGCACGCGGTCGCGGATGATCAGGGCCACTATAGCCTCTCCTCAATCTGGTACTGTTTGGAAAAGCGATCCCAAACCGCTTGCACGATCGGCGTGGTCTCGCTCTGAAATCCCCAGATCGTCACCTGCCCGAGATTGGGGGCCGTGGGGTCGAGGATCGTGAGCACATCGGCGCTCGCGCCCTTGCTCGCGTCGATCGCCTCCACGAAGCTCCAGCGTTGATCCTCGGTCAGCTCAGCAAAGGTCAGGTCCGCGATCCGATATTTGCGCTTGGGGTCCACATGGGTGGAGCCGCCCGCGCTCTTGGTCTTGACGCTGGGGTCCACCCAGCGCATCGACCAGTTGAAATCGAAGTTGGACACGAAGCGACACCTTGGCCCGACGAACAATCGGCCCGCGTCGATCCCATCCGCGCCCGGCTGCAAGAGGTCGATGCGCAGGTATCGAGCGCTGATGGGCTCGGGCAGAAGCGCCATCTGGTAGCCGTAGACCGGATCGCAGCAACCCGTGACAGTCAGGTCGAAGACCGCCGCACCGCCCTCGCTATCGGAGTTGGAGCCGCGCAGGCGCATTGTGCCGGCCTGCGTCATGGAGCAGCCGACCAGCGCCACCGTGTCGATCGGCGTCGGCGACTGGAAGTCGAGGAACAGAGACGCCGCCTGCCCCAACCCGCGCCATTTGCGTGCGATGTGCGGATCGCGCAGAAGCGAGGGCGGCAGGAACGGCGCGGACGACGAGGCCCGAAGGATCGTCGTCGCTGCGTCGGCCCGATTGTCATAGGCGATACAAGCCCGAAACTCGCTCATCCGTAGGCCACCACTTCCACGACGTTGTTCTCGGTGTCTTCGTCCAGGGACACGATGCGCAGCGCCTTGCCGTCCGCGAGGTCCCAGCGCGGATAAGTCAGGCGGATCACGTCGCCGAGGTCGAGGCCGAAAGGCTGCGTCTTGAGCGTCGCCCGATAGAGCGAACGGGACGAACGGTAGAGGTTGAGCCAGCGCCGCGCCTCGGCCCGTGCGTCGGCCTCATCGCGGAAATAGGCTTCCGCCATCGGCGGGTCTTGCGCCAACGGGTGGTTGACCTTGACCCGATCGCTCGACGCCTCGGCGATGCGCCATGCCTCGCGCAGCCAGGCGCGGCGCTCGTCCGTAATGCCGTCCGCCAGACGGTCGCCGTCCTGCACCGTCCAGTTCAGGGCGTAGCCGATACGATAGCGCCAGGCGGGCGGATCGATAGCGTCGGGCAAGGTCTCGCGGTTGATGCGGATGATCTCCACATCGCCAAAGGACGCCTTCGGATCGCCGCTTGGTGCGGTGAGGATGCCAACCTCCAGATCGCCCGCGCGCCGGAACCCGACCCAGCCGCCGATCCCGCGCATGAGACGCGCGCAGAGTTCGGCGACCGTGACCTCGCTGCCGGGCTCGACATAGAGACCGACCGGAGCTGGCTGGAGCGCCGCCACACGGGCAAAGCTCGCCGCGTTGATGCGGGAGACCTTGGCCGTCGCCTCGGCAAGGTGACGCACGATCTCAGCCGTGTGCGAGAGATGCGCACCGCGCGGGGCCGCCCCGAGTACGTCAGCCGTGACCATGCCCCGGTCGTCATCCAGCAGAAAGCGCAGCCGGAACAGACCGAGCGCGAGGCAGGTCGCATAGCGCCCTTGCGGGATCGCCGCCGCCAGGAGCGCGGCGAGCGTCGGATAGTCTGCATCCAGCGCCAGCTTGGCGGCGCGGACATAGACGGCCGGGATGGCTGCCACCGGCCCGTCATGCACCTGGAAGACAAGGCTGGTCGTCGCCGTCAGGTCGGCCGGGGTGACATTCGACACCGTCCCGAGAGCCAGCGGCTTGCGCTTGCCCTTGAGATCGGTGCCCCCCTCTACCCCACCCGTGCCGGCATAGGTGTTCGGGCTCGCCGGCACCTCCATCTGGTAGCCGAAGTCGCGAAGGTCCACGATCAGCTCTGCGTCGTCCACGTGCCAGCCGGTGGACTGGCCGTCGAAGATCACGCCGAAGCTGTCATAGGCATCCCCCGCCCCGCCGAGCTTCACCGTCACGCGCCGCCCGTCTACGGCATGGGTGCCGATCAGGTGGTCATATTCGCCGCTGGCATTGTTCAGGATCATCTCGCCGAGCCCCACCGTATAGGCCGAGAAGGCGCCGCCCCCGAGCAGGGAGCGGGTGAAGCGTAGGGCCTGACGCACCGTGCCGGCGAACAGGCGCGACGGGATGCGATCCGAAGTCCGGCTGATGAAATCCTCCGTGGCCGCGAAAAGGCGGTTATCGGCATTGACCACAAGTCTCGCCGAACCGATCAAGGCCGCCGAAACAGCCTTGTAGCCCGGCGTAAAAGCCGCCCGACCTTCCAGCCGCGCGGAAGGCTCCGGCAGGGTGGACAGCGGCAGGGAGCCGATCGGCGCGATCCCCAACATCAAGCGGCATCCTCATAGGGCAGGAGCAACACCGGATCGATCTCGACCGCATAGACCCGGCGTCGGCCGTTGCCGGCAATCAGGTCTTCGAACGAGGTGCGAGGGGCGACATCGAGCAGCGCTACGGCGGTCATGATGGCTGGACTTCGCCGGATCGCCGCCGGCGCACCGACTGCCATGGCGCTGCCGGCGACGAGCGCGACCGAAATGGCGTAGGTGGCATCGGCATCGGCAGCCAGCGCCGCCCGCGTCGTGAGGCTGGCTTGCGTTGGCTGGAGCCGACCCGCCCGCGCGCTGATCGTTGCGCCCGCCGTCAGGCTGGCCGAGATGTTGACGCGGTACGAGGCGGCAGCGGCCACCTGCACCCTTGCCTGCAACTCGGCAGCCCCGGCGAGTGGCGCGGCCGAGAGCGCGACCGTGGAAAGCGGAGCCAGCCCGAGCATGGCCTACCTCAAGCGAAGGTGATGGTGAGCTGCCCGACCGCGTATTGGAGGCTGTCGCCGGAGTTGATGACCTTGGAGACGGCGAGCGCGCCATAGAGCAGCATATTGCCGCCGTTCGCTGCATCCATGACCCCGACATGGGTGATGGTGCCCCAATCGGCCGAAGCAGGGCCGAACGTGACGGCTCCAGTATTGGACGTAGTGCCGGCGCTGGCGTCCGCTTGAGACAGCTTGTCCGTGATGGCCTGTCGGGCATAGCCGCCGGCAGAGACTTCGGCCGTCAGACTTCCAGCCTCCCCCGGATCGGCCGTGAACAGCGCCAGATAAACCGGGTTCGGCATGGGATACGCCGTCTTTCCGATGACGTGATCCAGCAGCTTCTTTTCGAGATAGTTCGTCATCGCGGACATGGCGCGGCTCCGTCAGGGCAAAGAAAAGGCCCCGCCGCAGGGGCGAGGCCGCAAGTCGTGTATCGTGAGGCGGGAACGGTCAGGCCGCTATAGTGGCGCGTCTTGCCGCCAGTCGGTCGGAGCTGGCACCCCGGCGGCGCTCGGCCTCCGAAGTCTCGCCGATCGTGGAGCGTGTTTCGTCGTCCGAGGCGACGATCGTCTCGGCCAGCTTGCGCACGTCGTCCGTGCCGGCGATCCGCCGCAGAGCCTCACGCATGGCGCGCAGCTCGGCGACGATCTCGCCATCGTCCGAGCCCGAACCTGTCGGAAGCACCGGCATGGCGGGCGTTGGTGCGGTGCGCAGGGCTTCCACCACCCTGACGCCGCCCCACCGGGAGATGTCGGATTGAGACCAGACGACTTCGCCGCGATGGACGATGCCGGCAGGATCATAGACCCCGCCCGCCCCGGTGTAGCCGCCGCGCGCAAAGCCCGCCTGTTTCCAGGCGGTCATGAAGTGAGGCGCGATCCCCGCGTTATAGTAGCCATACTCTTGGCTCCACGCGTTGAACGCTTCCTCGAACGTGCCGCCCTGCTTCAACCACACCGACGCGCCGTTGAAGCTGAAGGTTCGTCCGGCGAGGCCGTTGCGATACTCCATGGCCGGCGCGCTGGCGGCCGGGGCCGGTGCAGGCGTCGAGACGATGGCCGGCGTCGGCGCAGGCTGTGCCGCCGCCGGCAGGGCGACAGTTGGGTTGAGAGCCTGGACGTATTGCTGGAGCGAGATCACCTGTGCCGCGTCCCGAGCCGCTTGAGCGGCATTGAGCGCGGCGACGGCTTCCGTGACCGACTTGACGGAATTGTCGATCGCCAGCAACGCGCCGTACTGAGACTTGGCCATCTCCAGCTCGGACATCGCCGCCGTCTCCGTTCGGCCCAGCACCGCCTGGACCTCTGAAAAGTCCGCATAGTACGCCTCGGATGAAGCGTTGTAGCTCTTGGACTCATCAAGGTAGTTCCGGCCCAGCTCGATCAGCTTGGCCTGCGCCTCGGCATCACCCTTGGCCGCCCGCTCGGACGTCTCCCGAAACTTGGTCTGCACCTCCAGCAACCGCTCTTGCGGACCCAGCGTCGAGAGATTGCTGTCGAGGCGGATGCTGTCTCGAAAGGATCGGATGCTGTCCACGAAGGACGACACCCGATCGAACGCCGTGCGCAGGTTGCCTTGCGCCGTCGCTACCGCGTTTTCAAGCTGCGTCGTGGAGGTCCGCACCACGCCCGAGAGCTGAGGGAAGACCTTGACCAGCTCGCCGAGCGCGTCGGCCGAGAGATCGGCTCCGTCCACGATCGCCTGCGCCTGTTTCTGGAACAGGGTCGGCAACAGCGACGTGTCGGCCCCAAGACGGGCCGCATCCTCCTGCGTCGCGCGGAAGGTTTCGATGAGATCGCGGACCTTCGTCAGGTAGCTCTTGCCGTCGAGGTCTGCAACCTGATCGGCAATCCCCCGTTCGAAGTCGGATCGCATCTTACCCATGGCTACAGTGAGATCGTCCGCCACCACGCGGGCGACCTCCTCGCTGGTCAGACCGAGCTTGACCAGCTCCGTGCGAAGAGCGGACGCCCCCCCTTCCAGCGACTGGAGACCGGCCCCGATGCTGGTCAGTTGATCCGCGCCCCGCAGGACGGAGCGCAGTTGCGTTACGCCTGCCGCCCTCGCCCGCTCGACCTCGGCCGATCCTTCCCCGAACGACACCTTGGCGTCATCGGCGAAGGTGAGCATGGCCTTGGCCGCCTCGCGGATCGCATCCCGCGACTTAACCCAAGGGCCTTCCAGACCCTGCCCCGAAAGCAAGCTGCTTTCGGTCGATCCGAAACTGTCGCGGAAGGCCGCCTTGGTCCGCTCCTGGTAGGAGTAGCGGTCGAGGCCGGTTTGCCAGAACTCGGCCGAGGAGTTGCCCTTGCCGAATTTCCACGCCGCGCCGCCCACCTTCATGAAGCTGTCGAGGGCCTGATCGTCGGCGGCAAAGGCGTCACGCAGGCCGCTATTCGGCCCGACGCCATCCTTCATGCGCTTCTGATATTCGCGGTATTGCGGGAGCATTTCCTCCCACTTCGCGGCAGCTTGGCGATGCGCTTCCTCCCGTTGCTTGCGCTTGCCGAGAGCGCCACCCAGAAGGCCGAGAGCCGCGCCGGCAATTGCGCCGATCGGCCCGGCCACCCCCAGCGCGGAAGCTGCCTGGAAGCCGCCAAGTGCTCCGGAGACGCCGCCTAGGAGCGGATCGGCCCCCTGATAGCCCGAGGAGAAGATGCCGAGCCCCGCGCCGAGCCCACCCATGAGCTGTTGCCCGCGCGTGACCCCGACATGGTTGACGGTCTGGCCTTGGGCGTTCTGGTAATGAAAACCCGGAGCCATCTGTTGCGCGGCTTGCTGGATGCCGCGCGACGTACCTTGCTCGACAATCCGCTGTTGCTCGGCCTTGGAGAGGACCACCGAGCCCTGCGACTGCGTTCCGGTGCCGGTGCGATAGCCGACCACTTCCCGCGTCGAGTAGGTCGAGACCTTCGCGGAATTGCTTTGGTTGCCGCCGAAAATCTGGACCGTCCCGTCGCCGAACCCGGCGACGAAACCGACATGCCCGGTCGCGCCGCGAGACTGCGGACGCAACACCACGATGTCGCCGACCTTGGGCTGCGTTGTCGCCGTGCCCCAGCCCATGAAGGACGAGGCGGCGTTGGAGCCCGTGCCCTTGCCGCCTGCCTGGACGATCGCCGCATTGGCAAACGCGGCGCACCATGCCGTGTCCTTGGCTGACAGCCCGCTCCAGTTGCCGGACGCCCGCATGAAGCCGTCCAGCACCTTGCTATCGGCGCGCTCGTTGAGCCCTTGGAACTGCCGAGCGACGTCGAGCGCCGATCGCGAGGTCTTGGCGAGATTGTCGTTCAAGGCGGCGAGCGGGGCTGACGTGACAGCACCGACGCGAACCCCACCACCGGAGACGACGGGCGCAGAGCCGACAGGCCCGATCCCGGCCGCCGCCTTGTCCTGCGGCAGGCCGAAGAGCGAACCGAACAGATTTTTGGCTCCGGCCGAAGCGAGCTGCGAGCCGATCCCCGCGAACCCGCGCATCACCGACGCGAAGAAGCTTTCGCCGTCCCGCGTAGCCGAGGAAAAGATGTCCGCGAACACGTCGCCGACATTCTCGATAAAAGCTTGGCCGATTTCCTTCGCCGCCGCCTTGCCGCCCGTGCGAAGCCGCTCGGCGGCCTCCTGCGCATCCACGAAACCCTTGTCGATCTGGAGCTGCAAGGCCGTGCGCTGGAGATCGCTCAAGCCGTTGGCCGTGTTCGACACCATGGCTTGCAGCCGCTCGGCCTCCTGCGCGGCCTTTTCCAGCGGGAAGAATTGGCCGATCGCCGCATCCGCCTCGCGCCGAGCCGCCAGATTGTCGGTCATGCGCGCGATCGCCGCGCTCACCTCGCCAATCTTGCGCAGCTCTTCGTCCGACACGACGCCTTGAGCGCCCGCCGCTGCCTTGGCCGCCGCCAAGGCTTCGACTTGGAAGCGATAGCCCGCCGCCGCCCCTTCCGACATGCCGAGGGTTTCGGCTTCGGTCTGGAGACCGCGCACCGTGGCGTCCATCCCGGCAAGGCGCGCGCGCGTGGCATCCAGCGCGGCCTTGGCTTGCGCTTGCGCCTTTTTCGCCGCCTCATCGGCTTTCTTGGCGGCCTCTTCCGCCGTCTTGAACGCCGACTGATCTTTGACGCCGGCAATCGCTTCCTGTTGCGCCTTATCATAGGCCGCGATGGCGTCGGCATTGCCTTTGACGCTCGCCCGCAGCCCGTCATACTTGGCGACGACCTCGGCAATGGCTGTCGCCTCTTCGCCGAGCCCGATCGCCGCGCGCTTGGCTTGCTCTTCGCGAACCGCAGCGTTGGCCGTGTCCGTGATCGGCTGCATCGCGCGCTGTTTCTGATAGAGCGCTACCATCTCGTCGCCGGCAGCTTGCCCGCTCTTGGAGGCGTCCGCGAAAAGATCATTGATCCGCTCGGCCTGCGTTCGGAGATCCGGCACCATCCCGAGAAGGCCCGTCATGGCCGTCCCGTAAGCTTTCTTCATCTCCATCGCGCGGACGGCACTGTCACTCATGAGGTCGTTGACGCCCCGGAGCTTTTCTTCCAACGGGATATAGGTTTGCGTCCATTCCCGAATGGCCTTCGACAGGGCCTGAGCCTCTTTTGTTGCGCCACCCGTTTCGAATTGAGCTAGATCGGCCTCAAGCTTTGCGAATGGCGGAATGCCATCTTTCGCTTCGGCGTTGAACGCCCTGACGGCCTTTCGAATTCCTTCGAATTGCTCTTGAACCACACGGTATCTGAGGCTCGGGCCGCCGAAGATGCTATACATCTTCTGGCTGGCCTCTTTCCGAACGCGCTCCAAGTCTTCCTTATAATTGTCGTTCGCACTCATCCGAACGGCCTGCGGCGAGCGCCGAGCATAATCCTCGGCCGCATCCCCCGCGACACCATAGGCGTCCCGCAGCTTGCGAACAGCCTCTTCCTGCCGCTTGATCACGTCTTCGATCGGCTTCACGTCACGCTTGATCACGAGCGCGAAGGCCGTCGCCGCCACGGCGACACCGCCGAGCGCCAAGCCCGCCGGCCCAAGCCCGCGCATGAAACCCATGACAGCCGAGCCGATCGCGGCGAGCGATCCACGAACACCGCCCGGCCCGTCGCCGAGCGCCTGGAGCACCTGCCCCGCCTGCGTCGCCATCACCTGAAACGGAGACGATCCGCTGGCGAGCATCGTCGTCACGTCATTGAGCTGATAGCCGAGGTTCTGGACCTGACCGCCCGTCAGGCGCACCTGGTTGCCGGCGTTTCGGGCATTGTCGTTCGTCACGCCGAAGCGCTGTCCCAGCAACTCCATACGGTGCGCATAGGTCTGGGCATCGATCACGCCCTGTTCGAGCCCGCGATTGAGGATGGACACGCCGCGCGAATAATCCTGCGTCCGTCGATAGCCGTCATCGAGCGTGCGCGCCAACCGCTCATTGGCCTTCGCGGCGGCGGCGATCGTGCGCGTCGAGCGATCCGTGATGTTTTCGGTCTCGCGGGTGCTGCGCCCCAGGTCGTCTTGCGCGTTCGTGACATCGTTGAGATCGCGAACGAGATCATCCAGCCCCTCCGAGGAACCTTCGATCCTGATTTCGTCGATCGCCGTTCCCGCAGTCGCCATGACGCCCTCCCTCGCAACACAAAAAAGGGCGCGGGTTCAACCGCGCCCTATCTTCGACCTTTGCGGGCCGCCCTGTCCCGCTCCTGTTCGGCCGCGAGATCGTCCAGCAAGGCCCGATCCATCTCGCCGATCAGCCGGCGCAATCGCTCGAACTCATCGACGCAGGCGATTGCGTAGCGCCGCGCGAAACGATCGATGGCCGAGAACGGGATGGGGGCTAGGCCCATGCCGCTGGGCCGGTCGGTGGAGACGATCTGGAAGGCGTTCCAGATATAGACGAGATGATCCGCCAGCTCGGGGCGATCCCGAAGCGCCGGCGGCGTCTTCCCATCCTCACGCTCGACACGCTCCAGAAAGTCGAGCTTGTCCGCCCACTTACGGCTCCAGCGGAGATATTCGATCAGTTTCCCGCGTCGGCCTTCTCGGCTTCCGCGTTAAGATCATCGACCTCACCAGCCGCCCAAGCGACGGCCTGACGGAAGCGGAGGTAGCGCGGTTCGGTGCAGAGCCGGAACGCGAGCGCCTTGTCATAAGGCCTCATCTCGCCGCCCACCTTCACACCCTCCCAATCCAGAAGCACAGTGGCGTGAAGCGTCGTGCCGATGATGCGATCCATCTCGACGGGATCGATGCGCCCGCCCTCGCGCTTGCTGCGCGGCACAGCCGCCGTCAGGCGTTGCATCATGCGCTGGAAATCCGGGTTCGTCTGGCCGCGCACCTTGAGGCGCAGCTCGCCCATTTCGGGGATGCCATCCACCCACGCACCCTGTTCGATGGCGGCGCGGTCGGAAACGATAGCTTCGATGTCCATGATCATAGTCCTTGGATTGTCGGGATGGGTGGCCGTGGCGTCCCGACGAGCACCACGGCCGATCCGCTCGCGCGGACGTACCGGCCTATGCGGCCGGATCGGGATCGGGATTGGCCTTGCTGCCGCCAGCGGACTTGCCGGCCTCTTCGGCAAGGCCCTTGCCGATGATCAAATCGGCGAAGGTGTTAGCCAGATCGGGCGTGTCGCCCGCCGCGAAGTCGCGTCGCTGGCCGTTCGGATAGGCGTGGAAGCCTTCGAGAATCAGGACCGTCTTCAAGCGATGGCCCTTTCCAGCATGACCGAGCAGGCCGTCACGGGATCGAACACGGCTTGCACTTGAAGCGAGATCATCACGTCCGCATCGTTGCCGCCCTTCTGAGGCGGCCCGTTGCCGAAAATCAGCTTCGGCAGGGTGAAGCGGTACTTCTCACCGGACGCGATCCCGATCTCGAACGACAGACTTCCCGAGCCGTGATCCAGAACCTTCTGATAAAGGGCGTTCGAACTGAAATAGAGTTCGACGGTGCCCGAGACCTCACACCGCCCCGCCCCGAACTCTTCCGAGAACTTGGAGCCGACGACTGGCCGAGTGCGCAGATTGTTGGCGATCTGGAGGCTGATCGAGCGGACCTTCGCGCCCGCATCCAGCCCCGTCACCTGGAAGTTGGCGATATTGGCGGACGCCGTGAGGATCGGCGTCGTGGCCGGATCGGCATAGGTCGCGCCAGTCACCGGCGCATTGTCCAGCGCTTCCTTCTGCCCCATGAGCGAGAAGGTGCCAGTGACCTCGGCGCGGGCGCTGATCGACAGCGACAGAGAATTGACCATGACGCCCGTGAAGCGGGAATAGGCGTCCGTCACGCCGAGTTCGATCGTCTCCTCGAATGTGAAGCTCTTGCGAACCTTCCCGTTCTTGAGCTTGTTCGCTGACCAATCTCCGAAGAGAGCCGCCGCAAAGATGTCATCGAAACTGCCATAGGTAAGCTCGAACGGCAGATCGCCCGTCACGTCCTGACCCGTCTCGAACACACCCGAGACATTGCGATCCGGGCGGCGCTCGTTGGACACGCCCGTCGTCTTGTTCGTAGACAGGCCACCCCCGGTCAACCGGAGCTGTTTGAAGCTCGGCGTGGCGGGTGTAACGCCGTACGCGGCTTCGGGCACATAGGCGACCCGCACCTCGCTACTATCAGCGAATGCCATGGTATTCTCCTCGCGATGTTAGGGAGCGTCAGCCGACGTAATCGAACCGATACGGCACGGCGAAACTGAGTTGGAAATAGTTGCCGGTCTCGTTCCGATCGTCTGTCGGCGGCGAGTTCGGCGTCTGGATACGCAGGTGGCCGAAGGTCTTTCCGCGCAGAAGGTCGGCGAGCCGATCGGCCCACTGGCGACCGCGATCGACGCCCTCGCCGCGCGGCACATTGACCGAGATCAGAAAGCCCCCGGTCTCGCGATGCGTGTTCGCGCCGGGCGTCCCGAACGTCAGGCGCTCAGATGTCGAGTAAGGGTACTGGACCATCACGAACGGAGAACCGTTCTTGGGCGTCTCGAACCCGGTGTTTTCCTCAACGATCGGGCATTCGGTCCAGTTCGCGGCCAGAAACGTCCGAACGGCCAAGACGACTTCGAACCGGGCCATCAGTAAAGCTTCACGGTAATGGCGGGGCGGCTCAGCCCCGTGTCAGGGTCGAAGTTCTTGACCGAATAGCTGATCGAGGCGACATCGCCGTAGCGCTCGCGCGCCATGGCCGCAACGACGGCATAGACACCCTCTGGCGCCTGATCGGATTGGCCGACATCGGTCTTCGTCCGCTTGCGCCAATTGCGCCGACCGCCGCGCATCTTCCGACTACCGCGCACCGTGTTCCCCGCCGCGTCTTGAACCTCAGAGATGACCCGCTTTCGCGGCTCCATCTTGCGGGCATAGGGCTGGCGGTTCGAGAATTTGAACACCTTGCCCTTGGGCATAGGGCCGATACCATCCCATTCCATGCCGTCGATCTCCAGCACATGAGATCGCGCATAGGCCCCGGTCAGCACCGGAGACGCCTTCACGAGCTGTTCGCCGATCCACTCCAGAACGTCGCGCCCGAGGTCGAAATTGGCGATGATGACGCCATTCGGCTTGACGCTGGAAAGCGGCGCATCCTCGCGCCCGTCCACCGTCACGCGATGGGTGACGGCTCGGCCGAGCAAGGCCCGGTTATGGGCGGACGCCTCTTCGATCGCCCGCTCGGCACGATCGGCCAGCATCTTGGCCCTTGCCTGCGGCGAGAGAGACCGATCTTGGATCGCCTGAATTTGGCGACGGATCGACGTGATACGACCTTTGATCTTCATCCGATTGCCGTGAGTTCGTAGGCGATGACAGTCCCGTCCACGCATCGCTTGTCCGCGTCGCAGACTTCGACCGTCAGGATGTCGCCGTTCGCCATGACAGCCTTGTCGCCCCGGCGCAGGGGCGAAGCGAATGTGATGTCCTCGGCCAGGACAATCATCCGGCGCACGAGCTGATCGAGCCCGCCGACCAGTTCATCCGGCGGCAGACCTTCGACCCGCGCCCGAGCCGGACAATCTGCCTCGCCCACGCGCTTAAACGTGACCGTCGCGCGCGGCATAAGCTGGCGGTAGGTCTGGAGCATCCTCAGAGCTTTCGGCGTCATGAGAACACCCGAAGCGGCTTCATCAGATTGGCCGTGGCGGCTTCGATCGCCTTGCCCGCCGCCTCCGAGACCGTCCAAGTCTGATCGCCGACGCCATCGACCTTTTCGGATCGAAGGAAGAGGTTCTGACCGGCCAAGGATTTGAGATGCTGCGCGGCGAGGATCACCGCCGCCACCGCGCTTGCGGGCGGATCGGGAACGAACGCGCCGCCATCGCGCTTGGCGAACCCCGCCCGCCAGCGAATGCGGACGACGCCCTCGCCCGTCGCCGTTGCCGGCCATCCGCCGATAGGCGCGACGATCCCCGACCGCGAGACCTCCAAGCCCGAAACGCTGATCGCCACCCAAGCGCCGGCAGCGTTTCGATAGCTGACGGCGATGGGTTCGAGCACCGGACCATAGGGCAACCGGATCACCTCGCCTGCCCCGCAGCCGAACCCGTCCGTTTCCCATTCCAGCACCTGAATTCCGAGGGCGAGCCCCCAAGGTCCGGTCGGGCCGTCGATCGCGGCTTGCGCCGCCGCGATCATGGCCGTCACGAACGGGTCGCTCGCGCCGTGAACGCCGGGAATGTCCGCCGCCGTCACAAGCGGCCGGGGCGGCTCTATGACGGCGACGGCCATCCTTAAGCCTCCGGTGCCGCCGCGAGACCGGCCTTGATAGCCGCCTGCACTTCGGCCTTTTTCGTGGCCTCGCCGAGATCGATCCCCTTCGTGGCCGCGAAGTCGCGCAGCTCGGGCACCGACATGCCGTCGAGATCGATGGCCGAGGCATTCGGAGCCCCGGAACCGCTGGCCGCCGGCAGAGAAGCCGAGCCGCCGTCTTTCTCGACCAGCCCGTTTTCCTTCAACTTGTCGAAGGTCTCTGGCTCCACATCGATCGTGTCGCCAGCGCGGACGCTTTCCGCGCCGTGCTGGAAGCCCCAGAGGGCGCGCGCTTTCACGCTCATGGTCCTGTCTCCAGTGATGTCAGAAGGGCAAAAGGGGCGGCGCGAACGCCGCCCGCTGGTCAGGATCAGGCCGAGAAGCGGCCCTTGATCAGGGCGGCCGGGCGCTTCACAGCGAGAGCCAGGCGCTTTTCGGCGCGCACCGTCAGCATGTTCTTGACGAAGTTGTCGCGATCCTCGGACGAGATCAGGACTTCCACGTCCATGCGATCGTAGATTTTCGCCGCCGAACGGAAGGCACCGACCAGGAAGTTATCCTCGTCCTGCGCCTGCGTGGAGATCACCGGGCGACCCCAGAGCTGCGGCCCGGCGAGCTGGACGATGTTGGCGAAGATGTAGTTTCCGCCGGCATCCTTGGTCAGTTCGATGCGAGCCCAATCGGTCGGATGCAGCACGATGCCGTCAGCCGGAAACTCCGTCAGCGATGCCTGAAGCAGCGCCAAACGGATCGTGTCGATCATCGTTTTGCTGGACGGGGTGAAGGCCGCCGCATAGGCCGTCGCCTGCGTCATCAGGCCGTTGAGATTTTCGCCGACGCCCGAGCCCTTGAGGATTTGGGCCTCTTCCGCAAAGTCGAGACCATAGCGCAACTCGCCGTCGATCTCGCCCTGAAGCTGCGGAATGTCGTCCATCGCCTGACGCGATACGGGAATCCAATGCGCGATCGTGCGCACCGCTGCCTCCGACAGACGCCATTCGTAATTCGACTCGGGCTTGAGCGCCCCTTCGGCGACCGGAGCCGCCGCGTTCGTGCGAGCCGTCTGCTTGGCGTACTGGACGAGGTTCGAGGCGGTGGAGCCTTGATCGAGAAGCTGGCGGATCGTCATCTGCCGGCGCGGGATGCCGAGAACTTCGGCCTCGCGCTCGGGAACGATCAAGGTGCCGGCGCTGGTGCTCGCCGACGTGATCGCGTTCTGGACTTCGACCTTCACCGTTCCGCGCGCGCCGCCCGCAGCGAACTGCTTGACGGCATCGGACGCGCCGACCTGTTCGCCGAGCGACTTGGGAGCCTCGCGCCCGCCAGCGCCGCCGAACCGGCTGGACAGCCGCTGTTCGAGATCGAGATTGCGATCGGCCAGCTCGCTCAGACGGTTTTCGAGCTTGTTATGAGCGTCCTTCAACGCACCCTGCGCCGTCAGGAGCTGATCGGCTTTCTGGGCAACTTCGGCCGTCACCTTGCCGGCGTCGGCGCTCTGCTTGAGGGCGTTTTCAGCCGTCTTTTTCACGTCGTCGCCGACGCGGGTCAGCTCGCTCTTCACGTCCTTCAGGAGCTGTTCGAGCTTGCCGGCGTCCATCGCGTCATTGCGCACGTCCGACAGAGCCGCCGCAGGACGAGACATGGCAAGAAGGGCCGCGAGCGGAGCCAGCGGCATCGTTTTGGTCAACATGGGAGTGTCCCCTTGGGATCAGATGGATTTCAGGCTGGCGAGGAGGTCGGAAACCTCGGCGATCACGGCAGCGTCTTGCGTGCCGGTTGCGGCAGCGTCGCGCGTGCCGCCTTTCAGCGCCTGGACGATCTCCCGGCGCTCCGAGCGCGGGACATTGAGCTGGGCGAGAAGGGTATCGAGCTTGTGAGCCGCCACGGTGGAGCGGCCCTCGGCCGAGTTGCGGGCGCGGTTTTCAACCGCATCCGCCGAGAGAAGGCTATCGGCGAAGCCCTTGGACACGGCATCATTGCCGCCGATCCACGCTTCGCGATCCAGCATCTTCGCCAGTTCCTTGGCGTCCATGCCGGTGCGAGCGGCGTAGATGTCCACGGCCGCCGCGTCGAAGGGCTCCAGCCAGTCCGCCACGTCGCGAAGGGCATGGCGATCCCCGGAGGCGACGATCCAGGTGTTGTGGATCATCAGAAAGCCGGATCGGGCAATCTGGATTTCGTCGCCGGCCATGGCGATCACGGACGCCGCCGAAGCCGCGATCCCGAGCACCTTCACCGTCACATGCGCCGGATGCTCGCGCAGGGCATTGTAGATCGCGAGCCCTTCGAAGAACGATCCGCCCGGCGAGTTGATATTGACCACCACGTCGCGCTTGCCGATCGCGCGAAGCGCAGCCGAGACGCGCTTCGCCGTGACGCCTTCGCCGTACCAGTCCGCCCCGATCACATCGAGCACGGAAATGGTGTTGTCAGCCTCGCCGTCGCTGGCGGCTTGCACATCAGGGTTCCAACGCTCCAGTGCGGCCGGGGTCGTTTCCGTGCGCATACCGGGACGCGCCACGATCGTGGCGGCGGGAAGTGTTCGCTTGCTCATGATCGTCAGTTCCCAGAAAGGCCGAGCCAGGAGGCCAGAGCGTTGCGCGCAGCGGACGCATCGCCGCCGATCGCGCCGAGCTGGTCGAGCGGCGCGAGATTGGTCTGCGCGGTCAGGACGCCCGCGCCTTCCCGGCGCGGAAGATTGAGCTTGGCACGGCCTTCGTTGCGATCCATCAGGCCGTTCTGCGTCATCTGCGACAGGAAGGCGGCCTTGGCCGTGCTGTCCATCTGGAGCAGCCCTTCGCGGTTGAATTCGCAGTAGAGCCGACGCTTTTCGCCAGGGGGAACGAGGTCTTTGACGATCCGCGCTTCGATCCGCCGGCAAATCGGATTGATGCCGAGCGCCAGCCAAGCCAGGAGGATTTGCTCGACACCCGAGCCCCACATGGTCTGCCCTTCGGCCGCGTGGCCGATGATGATGGGCGGCATCCCGAACCACCGGCACATCTCTTCGATGTGAAAGCGCCGGGTTTCCAGCATCTGGGCGTCTTCCGGGTTCAGCGTCATCTGCTGATACTTGAGCCCGGCTTCGAGGATCATCAGTTTGCCGGCATTGGTCGAGCCGGCATAGGCCAGCATCGACTTGCGCAGGTTTTCGCGCTGTTCCGCCTTCAAGAGCTGGTCGGACGACAGGACGCCGCTGACACTCAAGCCGTTGCCGAAAATCTTGCCCGCCGCCTCATCTGTCGCCATGGCCGCGCCGAAGGTTTCGGCACCGTTGGCGATGGCCGAGAGGCCGAGGTCGCCACCGAAGCCGAACCCCTTGATGTGGAACACCTTGGAACGCGGCATGTCCTCGCTCTTGCCGCGATCCGTGACGCGATAGACCAACTCGCCGTCAGGCTGGCGAACCGGACGACAATGGGTGCTGGCGAGCGGCTGGAGCGACGACAGGCGCTTTCCGAACTCGACTTTCTCCGCGTAGGAATTGCCGGTCGAGATCAGCCAAGCCACCGTCGCCTCCCAAAACTCCAGCGAGGTCTGATCGGCGTTCGGGCTGACTTCCAGCACTTCGGCGAGCGGGTGATCGTCCACCGCCGTTCGCCCGCCATCCGCCTCGCGCCGAAAAGTGCCGAGCGGCAGAGCCGACACGGCTTGCGCCGTCAGGCGAATGCAGGCCCAGACCGTGGCGAGTTGCATCGCAGCGTTGAGCGTCACCGACTTGCCGGCATGGCTCTTGCGCCCGATCGCCGCCGCCAGCGCGCCGGCATCGGCGAGCCCGCTCCGCTCATCTTTCGACCCGATCGGCGTGATCGCATTCGACGGCGCGGCCTTCGCCTGCCGCTCCCGTTTCTTGCCCATCAAATCACCATCACAGGGTTGGAGGTGAAGCCGTCGAGATCGCCGGCCTCGGTTGCGTTGACGGCGAGCGCCGTCGCCATGACGGCGGCAACGATGCCGTCGATCTTGTCCGCGCTGGCCTTTTTGGCCGGCACATAGTTCAGGTTTTCATCGAACCGGACGCGGCAATGGCTTGCCATCCAGGCGAGCACCGGGTGCCCCCCGTGATCGAGCTGGCTGGCGAACACCAGCCGCTCGAAACGCTTCGTGCCCTCGCCAAGCGTGGCGTGGCCCTGCCGTTGCTCGTGGCAGATGTCGATCGGGAAACCGCCCTTCTCCAGATCGCTTATCAGCTTCACCGCGTTCCACGGGTCGAAGCCCTGCCCCAACAGCTCGAACTCTCGACCACCTTCGATGATGGCTTCCTTGACGAAATCCTGATCGACACTGTTGCCCGGCGTCGTCAGGAGAGCGCCTTCGCGAACCCAGCCGAGCCAGTCCACACGCCGATCCTGTTCAGCGCGCTCTTTCAGGGTCTCTTCCGGCACCCAGAAGAGCGGCAGGAGCGTCCACCGATCGTCCTCGTCCTCGGGCTCGAACAGCCAGACTTGCGCCGTGATGTCGCGCGTTGCCGACACGTCGCAGGCACCCCAAGCGCGCCGGCCCCGCATCCGCTGGCGAAGCGCTCGCCAGCCGTTCGGCTCGACAGCGCACCGCTTCCATTGCGACTTCGGAAGCCAGCCGCCGACCTGATCGACCCAACGGTTCAGGTGATAGCACTGGAAGATGGCTTCCTTGACCGGGCTTCCCTTGGCGTTCTTGAACTCTGTCCGCAGATAATCGAGCGTCGGGGTCAGGCCCAGCGAAGGGTTGGCCTTTCGCCAGACCTTTTCGTCCGTCCAATCGTCCTCTTCGCCAATTGCGAAGTGAACGACCAGCGTCCGGGGATCGTCCTTCGCCCCGGACATGATCTCCAGGCTTTCCTGATACCACTCCCAGCCGACGCGGCCCGACTTGCGGCCCGCCGTCGAGGCGTAGAGTTCGATCGGCTGGAGCCGGGCACCCGTTCCCTGTCGCAGCGTGTCCGCCAGTTCGCGGGTGATCCATTCGTGGATTTCGTCGCCCAGGATCACAGTCGGCGAGCGCCCGTGCTTCCCGTCCGGCTTTCCGGTCAAAAGATGGAGCGTGGAGCCGGTCTCGCGCAGGAAGATGGACTTTTTCATGAGGATGATCCGCACGTTTCCGTGCCGGTCCTCGCGAAGCCCCACCCCTTCCGAAATGATCGCCGCCATTTTCTCGAAGGGCACACGACCCTGATCTTCATTGCGGCCGAACACGTATCCTTCCGCGCCCGGCAGCTTCTCCAAGCAGAAGAACAGGACACCGAGCGCCGCCAGGAACTCCGACTTGCCGTTCTTACGCGGTATCCAGAGGTCTAGCCGTCGATAAACGCGAACGTCCGCCGTGGTCTGGAGATGCGTTGCCGGATCGATGATCTCGATCGACATTTTCCAGCCGACCAAGAGGCGCACCGTGATCTCCTGCCAGAGCAGGAGCTTGAACGGGACGCCCCGGAAACGGTCGTTCGTCAGTCGAAAGATACGGGGCCAAGCGGCGACGATCTTGTCCGCCTTGCCCGCATCGAACCATGCACCCTCAATGGCCGAGGCGCGCCGCCACGCCAGCACCGCCCATTCATAGGCGGGATCGTCGGCGACGGGCTCTAGCCAAGAGGGCAGCGCCGCCGCGATCGTGTTCGTCATGGCGTCACTGCATCGTCGGCGGGGACCGCGTGTCCGCGCTGTTCATAAGGTCCAAAGGATCGCTCCCCGTATCAGCCTCGGCAGGCACTGCGCTGGAAGCCTCGGGAGCCGGTGCCGATCGCGCAAACAAGTCGGGTTGCTGCGAGCGGTTGAAGCTTTCGACGCGGGTCAGGGCGCTATCGGAGCGAGGATTGAAGCCGAAATCATCCTCAATCGCGCGCAGGATCGGCTCGGCTTCACGCATGATCTTGACCGCAGGATGCTGGCCGACGCGCTCCTCGCCGCCGACCGGCGTCCATTTGTAGGTGCTGCCGCCTTTCGGGCAGTCCCGGCGCAGTTCTTCGGCCGCGTCCTCGTACATCTGCGACCACATGCAATAACGTGTCAGCGCCGCGCGATAGCCAGGCCGACGACGCCCGGAGGTCCGAAGCGTCTCCGTCAGCGATTTCCAGAGGTCGGTTGCGCGCCGGTAGTAAGCCGGGGCCTTTCTGAATAGAGCCGGCACCGCGAACGGATCGGCGTCCGTCGCCTCATGCTCGGCGCGTTCAGCTTGGGCCTTGATGGCCCGATCCGTCATTCCCTTGCGCTTGCCGGGATAGCCTTTGGCCGCCTGCAAGGCGGGATCGTCCTTGCGTCGTCCCAT